TGTATTATAGATAAGATTTGAATGTAAATTATAGCGTTTCAATAATGTGCGAAAACTAGAGATCGATTCTCCAGTATACACTAAATTGATCATTTCATGATTGGTATATCCGGGGCCCACATTCGTGGCTTCTTCTTGCTGAGGAGCTGAAGGCTCCTCCGTATTGTGTGAATCGGGTGCCGTCTCCCGACCACTTTGTGGTTTAAACACGAATTGTTGAAACTGGTCGTCAGGAACAAATGTTTCAAAATCATCCCCCATGCTAACATAGACATTGCATTCAATATCATTAGTCACAGTGGAATTGGGTGTCGTCAATTCGTTTACCACAAATACGCCTATAACACCATTACCGGGACCTACACTAGGAAATAATAGGTTCCGGTGCATATCAAATTCTGTTTGTACTCCTGGTTGCGCATGAGTCAAAAGGGTAGTTGTTTGCCCATTGCCAATCTCGATAGTAAAATCAGATTTATCAGCAATGTCAACAACTTCAATATAATTGGTGTTGTACTCATTACTCTCAATAATATTTGGATCATACACAATTTTGATCCTACCCTTATGAAATGCAGAGCAAACAAATTGAAATCTGAAGCGCATCGAACCCGTCCAATATTTGAAGGGTAAAGCCGCCATAGCACACGCCGGAAAGTGGTATCCAGTGGGTGTGAGCGAGTCTGTCGCGAATTGACACGGATCAATGCGCGCATTCCACAATAGTGTTTCAGGTGTAGTACCGATATTCCAACTAAATTTTGTAAGATATGATTCACGTTTAGCGATTTCTTTAATATTTAGTGGATCGGCAGGTCCCACTCCAGCAATACGAGGGTCTATAGTCAATTCTTGCTTGTCATCTATCGTCATTTTACTAGCACCATCAGGTACAGTAGTTACGGCTAACGATGATGTGGAGTGAGGCCTGTAAGGTTCTGGATCCTTGGTCACAGGTGGTCTACAATACCCTAAAGATTTGGCGATCTTTGCGACCATACCAGCACCTTCAGCTGTGGCAACAGCATATGGCGCAATGGCGGGTATAGCTGCTAAAACAGTTGCAACCTTTTCAACTGCTGTGGCAGGTCCAGAAATCATACCCTTCGTATTTGCTTCATCAACTTCACGACCTGACTGTGGAGTGAGTGTATTTGGATCAACACTCGTGAGAACAGCCATTGAAGCATCTTCCACCCATGCAAAAACAGATATAGTAACAACATCACTAGCTCCATTCGCATGCTTCAGGTCATTGATTGATCGCACAGTAACTTCACCTAATTCACTCCACTGCGAATTAGAAATATTAATGTAATTCCTATAGTCAAAGAAAGGCAAACGCATGTTGCCTCCAGTAGACATTGTTGGATCAAGAAATACATGAGGTTGTTGTGAAGCTTGTACTAAGTCTTGTATGACGGTACTGCGATTTTGAGACAGGCTATCAAACTGAGCATAAGGTAAGTACGTTGCAATTGCTCTACCATATTGAAAACCATTCCCATTTATGACGAACTTTAAATTCAGTTTAGCTCGCAATAAATTATAATTCGCTATTCTATTAATAACTCTTGGATTCTGCATATACAGTGACCAGGGATCAAATTGAAAGAATATTGAATTGTTAGTAGCCCATTCTTCTTCTACGATCTTAACTGGCCTACTAAGGAAATTGTCTAATCTCGCATCATCACTATCCATAAGCTTCCTTGTAGGATCAACGGGAGCTTCGACTGAATACATATATGGATCGTGCTGATCTCCGAAATCAACATTCTGACGCTTACCTTCTGAAGTGACTTTCATAATGTTAGCGTCGGATGTTGTTTCGCGGCCTGACTGAGGTATAAAGACCCCATACTTATCAGGATGTTTGAATGCCATTTTATTCATTGCAAATGCTATGACATCCTTGTCCTCTTGAGCTGGTTCGCGCAGCCTTTCTTTTGCTCGTTTCCATTTGGCCTTGAGGACTCGACCGAATGGAGATTCTTTTCCTTTTTGATTATTAGTAGGAGTAATCCATTTTATGTACAAACTGTTGTGCGGATCAACACAAACAGAGCGATTTGTTTACGGTTGGGCACGGATCACCCGTCTCTCGACTCCCCATTAGGGACCGTAATATTGTGCAAAGCCTATATGAAATTTTACAAAACAAATAAAGATATATAACACATGGTAACCATATACACAATCCAATTTTGCTTACCATCAGATTTGAAACTGGGTCAGATTTAACGTCTCTGAAGTGACGGAGGACCTTACGGATCCTTTTTGTACTTCTCCCGCCACTCAATAATTCTTTCATTATAAGTGGTATTGAGACCCGTACACATGTGTGAGATACCCGCACGATTTGCAACTTGTTTCATAAGTTCTCGCTGCTTCTCATACTTATCTTCACCATGGTTAAACCATTCCCTCAGTGCACCATCAATGTTTTGTGCACAAGCAGATTCCTCCGTATCCACGCAATTCTTACCTCTCATAAAACAATGTAAGGATTTGTAGATAGATTTATCCAATAAGGCTCCTACATGGACACCAAGTTTGGGATGATAAATGCTCTTCCTCTTGAGAAATTCAAATTCATCAGGCGGTAGAAAATCTAACAATTCAGATTCCTTGTCCGGCATTGTGTAAATTTGACCATATTCCTTAAGAAATAACGAACATCCTTTAATGGTAAATTTATCAATTCCTTTCTTCACGGAACCAATGTTGTCATCACCATAGGTCATGATAGCAACATTTTCCCGAAAAACCATACGATCCTCATAACTTGTTGGCGGATATACATGGTAAAAGAAACATCGTAAATTAAGCGAACCACAAATACCGTTAATAATTACTGTTAACGAATTTCCGCTAATGTGTGTACCCTCGGTTAACCCTATAAGATCACCATTGAAAGCTATGTATGCGAAAACAATATCTCCAGCCATAGCTTCCATGATCCTAAGATCATCATTGGTGTAATTACACACACGTGCCAAATCAATTAAGATCCGTAGAGCTGCAAGTATCAATTGTGATGGAATCTTCTGATCATACTTACCATAATCGCCCCCAAAGAGTCGATCTTCACCAAATTTGTATGCGTGCTTGTGAAACTCGTCCCATTCAGGTCCGTGGCTGTTAATACCAACAGCACACTCAG